TTGCCTGGAGCTTTGTCGAAAGATGCATAAAATTCCCAGTATCTATTGACTGCTGTTCCACTTGCCACTGTAGCAATTAGTCCTGTTCCTACTGGTTGATTTAATGCTTCGACTGTGATGTTGTCTGTGTTGATTGCTGTAATTCTGTACTGTTGTGTGACTGCACCGAATGTGACGATGTCTCTTACTTTCAATAATACACCACCACCAGCTGCAAGAGTAATAACTGTTTGACCAGCTGCCTCTTCTCCACTAGTTGTAGTCGCTGCATCATTGTAATATGCATCGGATGAAGCACATACTGAAACCTTAAGTGAGTTACCTAATGCGCCTGGACATCTTGCAATCCATTGACCTACTGTTCCATTGAGAGCTCCACTCTCATATGATTGTACGTATTCGTCATGATTTTTAAGTAATGAAGCAGTTGACCCAGCACCGTTTGCACTTAACAAACCTGTGGAGTTAACTCTTACTACTCTTAAAGATGAACCATACCTTAAAAATGCTTCTGCTGAATAGAAGTCTTCTGCTCCAGCGTTAGTATTAGCTGGTTCTGAAAACTCATCGACTAAACCCTTTGCGTCTGAAACTGTCTTTACTTCATCAACAGGGCCCCATTGAAATGAACCAGCGAAAGCACCACTTGTGCTTGATACTGCTGGTACAACATTTGTAAGGTCAACTTCTTTGACCTGTACGCCTGGTGATACTTGAAATGCCATACTTTTTCTCCTGTTAATGTAAAAAGTTGTTTACTGTTTTATTTATAACTTTTAATTTCCTACTAATAGCATTATTACTATTACTACATGTTTTTGTGATACCATCTATCACCTTCATTGTCTACAAACGATGCAGCCTGTTCAGTTGGTTCTCCAAATACTCCTGCTGGAAGCAAGTCGTCTTGAATAATCTTCTGTTGTTCTGCATATAACAAGTCTTTAACTTGTGTATCTGTCAAGTGATAAAAATATTCTGTGGTGATAAACCAACTAAACATGACAACATTCATTACCATGTCATCGTGATAACCTCTATCAGCTTCGAAACTAGTACCTTTATTTATGAAGGTCATAAGTTCAGTGATTGTAGGTCTATCTACCAACTCCAATCTATGTTCTTCCAACAACTCTTTCATTGTAGAACAACCGATACGTTTAATCTTTCTCGACATTGTGACACCAATGTCTTCTGCTTTTGCAAAACCTTGAGTAAAGACGTTCTCGTACTCGATATCATAGTGTAATTGATTTGCCACCATAGCACCTTCGTTATTATTCTCAATTATTACAATTGGTTTATTGTAAGGTGTTACAAACTTATTTATAATATCGGGGAAGAGAAGAGGACTTATCATATTGTCTCGATACACAGCAACCTGTTTGAACGGCTGTGTGGAAACATCGAATATACTAAAAGTCGACCAATCCATTCCTCTACCCTTCGCAACATCAACTGTACAGATGTATTCGTGACCTTCTACTGGTCTATCATACATAACAAAACCATCCTTTTCATACTCTCCGTCAACTGCTTTCATCTCCAATAGTGTATTACTATTAATAAGAGTATTACCAGTTCCTAGGAATGAGTTACCATACTCTTGTTCAAACTGTGCTTCAGATGTGTTTGCAATAGTCTGTTCTTTCCATTCATCATCTCGGCCTGGCACATCAAACCAGTTAATAAGAAAGTCTTTGTACTCTGATTGTCCGTGTACTGCACTCTCATATATTTTATGAAACATATTACCAACACCGTTTGCAGTAGAGGTAATGATGACCTTAGACTCTTTACCCGATGTTACCACTGGATATGTTGCAGTATAGAAAGTTGCAGCGTCTTCTACGAATGCAAACTCATCTAGATATAGTAAGTTAATAGACATACCACGAATCGAACTTGAAGATGTCGCAGCTGCAACCACTTTACTATCATTTGCAAATTCAATTGACCCTTTGTTAAGAATCTTCACGCCTGGTTGAAGGAAAAATGGAACTGATTCTAGCATGGTAACAATACGTGCAATCATCTCTCTTGCAATTGCACCTTTGTTTGCAAGAACCGCTACAGTAACCTCGGGATGAAATACTAGATACCACAATAAGTATGCACATGATGTGATTGACTTACCACTCTGACGTGATGCAAGAACTACATTGAATCGATTGGTGTTGTAGTGATTTATAAGTTTGTCTTGATAACCACGGAGTTTGAATGGCACCATACCTTCATCTAGTGAGATAATCTGTGTGTAGTTTTCAATGAAATGACAAGGGTCTTCAGAACACTTGACGTATTCTGCAAGTTCTTCTTTAGTATACTGGATATCAATCCCAGCTCTCTTGATGAGATTATTACCTAAGTACCCCTCATTTGTTGGTTGTACCATTATTCTTTATTCTTTTTTAGAAACTTTTGTAGTTCTGAAGTTGAACCTACGTATAGGTGATTGTGTTGTGTACCAATTTTCTGACCTTCTTCGTCCTTTTCTAATTCTTTAATTTTCTTCTGTAGGTCTAAAAGTTTTTCTGCAGTATCACCGACTGTTTTCAGAAGCTGCCCAGCAACTTCGTATGCACGTGGATGTTCCGTTTCTTTTGCAACATCCAATATACCATCGATTGCATCTTGTCCACGCTCTACTAAACCATACAAGTTTTCACGAGCATATTTGTAATCGTTTACTATGGATTCTCCCCTGTCTTTAGTAGTGGGAAGTTGTTTAGGAAGTATCTCTACCTCTTGTTTGATTTCAGTGTTGATATCTAGGATATCATCTAACTGTTTATCTATCGTATCTTTTGCCATTATTAACTCGCATCTGTAGTCCTATCGCCTGCAAAACTTCTAGTAGAACCATCATCATAAAACGTTACTGTCTCTGCAACAACAAAGGTGTCATTGGGATTAACCGACCCAACAAACTTAAGATTGGTTTTTGCATCTAGTGTCACTGCACTTGATACTACAATACTCAATCTATCCTCAGCAATAGAGGATATAGTTGGATTCGTTCCTAAATTAGTACCGAACACTTCATCGTTTACACTTATCTTTGTATTTATTGCTGTTGGGAATGTTATTGTGGTGGACGAAGATACTGCATTTGAAACAGCTGCAAAAGCAGGTTCATATGATTTGACCTCTTTAACCAATCCACTATCTTCTATTTCACTGGTAGTGAATAGACCACTTGCAGTCTTAACTTGTCCTTGCACTCCGTCTGATATGTATGTTCTTTCGATAACATTCTTAATAATTTCACCAGTATATACTGGGCCGAAGAAGTACAGTTTCATCTGAAACTCCAATGTGTATTCTATAACACGTCTTTCTTCGAACGTACCTTCGTATTGGTCTTCCATTGATACGGTACTTAGAATAATTGGAACATCTCTATGGTCTGTCATAGAATCAATCATCTTCATAGTAACCGTATATTCGGGTTGGAAATATGGTAGTATTTGTTCTACTATTTGTAGTGCATCATTCATGTTCTTTGCAAGAATTGATAGATTAAATGTTAAATTATATGGTGCTGGTTGATACTGAAATCCTCTCTTTCCTGTATCTGAACTTTCCAAATCGGATTTAGAATGACGTATTAGTTTGTTTTGTTGTCTAGATGCATCATATTCAAACCCTGTAAGTTCGAATGCAAGTCTAGGCATACTAATTGCAGTTCTCATACCATCACCAAGGTCAGCATCTTCTGCTAGTCTTTGTAAGAACTTTTGTTTTGGCCCGTATGATATTGGTACCTTTTGTTCTGTTAGAACTGTACCATCTGATTTGGTTTTCTTAATTGTAATGTTATTGAACAGTGTTCCAAAAATGGATACTGCTCGTTTGAAAGTTTCATTATAAAAATAGGTACCGAACATTATGTGACCTCACCGAATGGGTTTGTCTCTGAGAAGTCTAAGTATCCATCTGCCTTGTCTTCAAAGTCTTTATTCTGTGCATCACCGTCATTAGCAAACGTTAGCACATCTGTAATCGATTCTATGACCACTGTCTTACCACTTGATGCACCAACTAGGGTGTCACCAACTGCAAGCGTTCTAGTAACATCTTTGATAGTAAGTTTACGGATATTCCCAGTAGGGCCAGGTGTCCAACCGATGACTTCACCTGTTGCAGCTCCACTATAATTAAGAACTTCTTGAATCACAAAGTCTCCACTTGTATTTGAAACTTGCATTTCTATTGTATAGGCTTGTTCATTCTCCACTAAGTCTACCACTGTTCCAGTATCGAAATCCTCTCCACTGTATTCGAACAATTCACACTGTAGTTTAAATACGAATAGTTTTCCAACTTGATAGAATGGGTTCTCGTGTTCTACGAATTTGATTTCAAACATTGAACCACTCATAGGGAAGTAAATTAAATCTCCCTCGTTGGGTCTCAATGATGTTGTAAGGTTTGAATCTAGAGAAATGAATCGTTCCCATGTTCTTAGGGATATAACGAATGTTGCTTGGTCTCTTACTTGTACACCGAACTTGGACATGAGGTCTCCATCACCCTCAAATCCATCTGTATTTTCTAGATACATCTCTACTGAGTACGCATCTCCAAATTTAGACTGCACATCTTCACCAAGAATCGTGTCTTCTTCTACAATCTCTCTTGGAAGATAATACGTCTCGTGTCCAAACATCCTAAGTGACTCAACAACGATGTCTTCATATAACATCTGTTCAGTATTAACTGCATGGTTAAAAAATACATTTGTCGGCATGTTTTTATCCCATTAAGTCCATGACTGGCATTTCAAAATTCAGTCTAGACTCTTCTTCTAATCTTGTAATTTCCTCTTGTGCTTCGGACTTCATCTGTGTAGCGTCTAATGTAACTCCGCCAGGCAATGCAATTCCCGAAAACTTCGATAGGTTTTCACCCCACTGATACTTAACTAATGCAGTACAGTATTTCTTTAACCACATATCATTATAGATATCTGTCATGTCGGTTGGGTCTATCTTTCTATAACACTCAATAATTAAGAACTCACCAGCTGTAAGACTATCTGCATCTAAATCTAGATACAATCTATTAGAATGCATATTGTATCTAATTGGAGTTCTTCCAACTAGGATGTTATCCATCATTGAAATGTTCTGTTGAACCATCTCGTAATACAAGACATTGGTTGATGTCAAGTCATACATATCGTTTAGTCTTAATTGATATCTTAAGTCAAACATGTTTAGATTATGTTTGTCATTGAATGGTAAAATGTTTAAAACGGATAATACGTGTTCGGGTAGGGTAAGATAGTTCTGTTGCTCTTTGTAAGTTTGGTTATCCACAGCATGACTACCAGCCGTAGCTGCAGAATGAGATTCGTTTGTCTTGAATGAATCTATCTGATTTTGGGTTAGTTCGTGCTTAAGATAACACTTGATACTACCATCATAGCAGTATTCTCTAAAGTATTGAAGTCCTTCATCAATTCTATCATCAAACTGGTCATCATCCACGTTGATTTCCAACACAGGTGCGCCTAGTTTTCTCTTCACATACTCTTTGAGGGTTGCTTTTGAATTGGGTTGTGCCATAATAGTATTTCCTGTTTAATACTATTTATGCGTTTTTTATTCTTGGAAATAAGTCTTAGATGTAAGTTTATCTATTTTGTCTGAAATACGGTTCATTTGGTCAAGTAACTTGGTCATATCACGTTCTATTTCTTCTCTTGTGACGTAGTCCTTTGCTATCTCTTCTCTAGTCTTGTTGACTAGTATTGAGAGCCTAGATAGTTCTGATAATGAACTTCTTAATAGAAAACCAATGGGTACGATTACGAATACCGTAACGAGGTTCCATAATAGATAAGGTGTAATAGTAATTTCCATACTACTATTTAGAATTTCTAGTTGATTATGGGGTCGCCATTTGAATCTAATTCAAAAGTAAATTCATCTTCAGGCGGTGGGTTTCTCCACGGTTTTCTTGCATCTGAGGGATTACCAATGTATTGTACTCTACAATTGAAAGAGATTGAGTATCTATCTTTGTCTGTGGGATTGGGTTCTACCATATGCATTGCACCACTAGGAAACAATATGAGTCTTCCAGTTTTAGGTTGGTACTGAATACTCTCTTGGTGTCGTTGCAAAGATGGGTGGTCTGCAACTACTTTAGCATCGGTATTAATCATATTGAGGTCTCCCTCGTCACCGTCACCATGTATATAACATACTCCACTATACCAACAACCATTATGTAAGTGTGGTGTGTTCCACGCACCTTTATCATTTATGTTTGCCCATGTGTTGTCTATTTTAATTTGGGCTGCATTTGGATTTACTCCAAAGAATGTCTGCACCTCTTCTCTCAATGCAGCTTCAATACATCTTATAATCTTTGCAAAACTTGGATGTTGTTCTATACCATCTTCCGACTGCCAACCAGTATATCTATTTGAAATCTGCCTTCCCTTCGGGTCTCTTTGTCTCCATGCATCCATTTCATTTCTAAGAGAATCGATGTATTCAATTGTAACAGCATCGTTACCATACTTTTCTTTGTCAAGTAAATCTCTTTCAAATATAGCAGTAGGGAATGCTAATCTAACTGTCATCTTGACCATCCCAATTCAAATCAGTTTGTTTCAATTGTTCTTTTTTATAATCCCTTTCCATCTCTACCTCGTCATTTACATCGGGGTTGTGCATAGGACATTCGGGTGGTGGATTATCTTCTTTGAACATCCTTCCCTTTTCATTCCAATATTTAATTCTTCTGTATGCACCAGCCATTCCTTCTATGTGTCTCTTCTCTTCTCTGAGTTCGGGTGACCTATTCCATTCGTCCATGGTCTTGAGTTTCTCACCGTCCTCTCCTACTCTATGTGTAGTTCTTACAGAACGATTCTCTTGCCATGATTTATTATCATAAGTTATATAGGATGCATTCCACACTTCTCTTCTGTAAGGAACGACCTGTACTAGTGGTGTACCCTCTTTGATTACAAAGTCCTTATTCGTTTTAGGATAGAATATAATCTGAGAATTATCCATATTCACATTGAATGTATCTGTATCGATGATTCCCTGCCATGTTGCAAAATGAGTATTCTGAAATAGAAAGGGGTCTAGATATAGACATGAATAGCCTGGTGGTGTAATAATATTCCAAGGAGCTCTCATTTTAAATGCATCTTTAGTGGGTGCATCCTCTTTGGGTAGGTAGGTAAAGTTATGACCACCTTGTGCAGCTGGATGAGTTGGAGAATGAAGGGGATTGTTTGGGTCTGTCATTGACCTACCGTCTTCATTTACCTTTACTTGCATATCTGTTTTTGCACATATGTACCAACCACTCTTTAACCAGTCGTCCATTGCTGGACATGACCTAATAGTTTGAGTCTTATTCCCACGAACCATCTCTTGAACTTTCATGGTCTTCCACCAATCGGGAACAACCTTTTTAGCTAAAACAGGTCTCCATAACTCTGTGGTTCTCTTATCGTAAGTTGTGAATTCAATCGTAGGCATCTTCACCCCATAAAGTTCTTATACTAATTTCGTCTCCTCTTATTACCAAAGAACGTCTATCCATATATCGTGCCTTTGGAGATGGTGCATCTGCACCATGTGGTATTCTTCCGTCAAATATCAACAATCTATTTGGTTTAAAATATATTTCTTGTGTTTGATGATTTTTAATGTGGTCTGCTCTTCCATGGATTCCTTGTTGTGGTTCATCATACAATCGTAAAGACCCACCCCATGAATCATTCCAAAATCTATTTGGATAATATAAGAATGATAGATTCCAATCATCTTCCATATCACAATCTGAATGTGTGGTTCCTTCCAATCCTTGAGTTTGTGAGTTCAATCCAAAGTATTGAAACCTTTCCCACATAAAACCAAAATCAGTTTGTAGCTTTCTATTGAACCATCCCATTAAGTATGTGTCTTTAGGTTCCATACCGTGTTCTATTTCTTGATTCTCTCCTCTGAAAAACCCAGCACCCCAAAAACTATGGTGCGGTAATCCTGTAGGTGAGTTTGAATTCACTTGGTTGGTCTTTGCCCAGTAAGACTTTCGAACTATCTGTTCGTCTATTGCATGATGTAATGTTGGAGATAGATAGTCATCAAGGATATACATATTTTTCAAAGGCATATCTTTGATATGAAAGGGTTCCTTGATGAACTCTAACTCAACATTTTCGAACATTACTTAAGCTCTGGTATCTTCGGGTACGTATGGACTTGGTAGTTCACTCTGATAAGCGTCATAGTCCTTTAAGAAATCTTCTCTAGTTTGTTGGACTTCGTCTACAAGTTGTGCAAGAACACAATTGATTGCGTCTGCATATTCAAGAGCTCTTCTTGCATTGTTTCTATGGGGATGGGATGAACCTTCTCTACCAGCATACATTGCTTCATTCAAGTCTTTGAATCTGTATTGTCTACACTCTTCGTCAACATATTTATCTGTAGTTCTATAGAGACTGTCAACGATTTGACTATTGAGACTATGACCCATAGGTGGTTCACTATTCTCAATGTATTGTTCAATAATTTCACACTCTTCTCTTGAAAGTGCAACTTTTTGTTGTTGGTCAAAGTTTAGACCGTCTTCCCACTTCTCAATCTTTACTTCGATATCATCATAGATGACAACATCATATTCAAAATCAAAAGCAGGTTTGTCGACATTCTCATAGTTGTATTCCAGTCCGTTTGGTTTACGGACAAAAATTGTACCATCACTGTCGTATATAAATGCATTCATAATTATAGTTCCTCGTTACTATTATAACATACTAATCGCCAATTGGCAACTTTCTTTTCACTTTTAAAAAGTCTTCAAGATTATTTATGGTAGAATAATCCATGCCTTTTACCCATGGGCCACCACGAGTATAGTGAATACCACTATAATTATACTTTTCTTCGTGATTATCATACCCTTCCACAAAGATATAGTGTTCGGGTATAGGTGAAATCTTATCAGTCCATTCGAATTGATGTAACTGTTTTCCTGTCCATGTGTTGACAACTTCGGGTGTTAACTTCTTACAGTCTTCATGTCCGTTGTTGAACACCATCATACTAGACCACAGCTTCTTTGGATAATCGATATTAACTTCACCGTCAAACTTGGTTGCATCATGTTCGTATTGTGGGTATTTAATACATGCAACAGCATCGTTTGGGTTTAGATAGTAGAACATAGGTAGTATGCTTTTGTTGAAGATGAAATCATCATCAATGAAGATACTAAACCCTTCATAGTTCTCTAGGTAAGGTATTAGAAATCTACTGTATGTAAATTCAGTACTTTGATTAGCATACTCTCTAGTATACTCGGGAATCTCAGCAATGTCAAGTATCTTGACTTCGGGTTCCCATTTAACTTGGTCGTGCATCCAGCCTTTACCGAATCCACTTTTAATACTTTCTAGGATTGCAAACTTAGAACACTTAGACAAATCTCCATGCCTACTATCATGTCCAATATAAATTGTTAGGGGTTTACCCTTTGCAAGTTCAAAGACTTGTTTGTTGAATGCATGTACTTCTTCTCTGAAATCTAAGTCCATCAATGCAGTATTGTATTCAATACATCCATCAACATACGTAAATGAACAATGATATGCTTTACCTAATCTCGTTAACTTATTATACCACATTTCTAACACATCGTCTAGGCTTGATGGTTCAACTTTCACGACATCAAAATTATCTATTACCATAATTTCCATATCATTATCATTCAATTCTTCAAACACACCACTCCTAATAGAGCCTGGATGTATTCTAAATGTATAAGTTGGTTCTACATTATTACCAGTAATACCATGACTGATAACATATCCTTGAATAGGAGCTCTAAGACCTTCCTCTTGAATACTTTGAATTAACCAATGTGCTTTTGCACCATGATAATACATCGATAGTAATGACCCTTCTGCACTTTGGTCTCTATTTTCAACGGTATCCCAATCGATTAATGTGTCTATATCGACATATCCATCAGCATCTTTCATATCCATACCTGCTACGCCTGGGATAACCTTTCTAGGTTTCTCTGCATAACCTCTTGGTAGGAACTTGTGATAGGTTACTGATTCATTTCTCAAACCATTGAACCCACCAAATCTATTTTCCTTTCTTAGGTATTCAAAGTCTGACCACTTTGCAATTTTTACAGGTGGAAGAATCTCTTTGAATAACCAGTCTAGAATTTTATATGTTTCACTAGTTTTACTAAAGCCTGGTTCTATATTAAATGAACCTAGATGGAAATTACCAATGTGTCTTCTATCTTGGTCTCTTAGTTTGTCCCAATCTTGTGGGATAATTAACTCTTTTGCTTCTTCAAGGGTGCTTATATTTTTCATACTGGTATTTAGAGGATAAAAAAAACCCCTCTTTCGAGGGGTTTGTTCACTGTCGGGTAAGTTCCTATGATGTAATTGGGGTTGCAGGCCACTGTTGTGATACCACTCCATCCCATCTTGCTTCGGGGGTTTGACCCTGTCTTGCATATGTGAATGGACTTCTGTGTTGATACGTAAACGGTGTTTGACCTGTTCTTTGATATGTGAACGGACTTCTATGTTGATACGTAAACGGTGTTTGACCCTGTCTTGCATACGTGAATGGAGACCTGTGCTGATAAGTGAACGGTGTTTGACCTGTTCTCTGATAAGTAAACGGAGTCTGTGCATTACGTATATTAGGTTCTTGAGCAGCTGCAATGTATGGATACGGTTGCTGTGCATTTCTAATATTAGGTTCCTGTGCGCTTACTGGATTCTGATAAGTGAACGGTGACCTGTACTGATATGTAGCAGGTTGACGTGCATTACTAGGATTCTGATAAGTGAACGGACTTCTATATTGATAAGTGAACGGAGTCTGAGCATCCCTAATGTTAGGCTCTTGTGCAGAACGTATATTAGGTTCTTGAGCAGAACGTATATTAGGTTCTTGAGCAGATACAGGGTTCCTATATGTAGATGGAGACCTGTGATTGTACGTAAACGGTGTTTGACTGTTTCTAATATTAGGTTCTTGTTGACTTCTAATATTAGGTTGTTGTGCAGCTCTAATGTTCGGTTCTTGTGCAGATACAGGGTTCCTATAAGTGAAAGGAGACCTGTGCTGATAAGTGAACGGTGTTTGACTATTACGTATATTAGGTTCTTGCTGACTTCTAATGTTAGGTTGCTGTATGTTTCTAATATTAGGTTCTTGAGCAGATACAGGGTTTCTATAAGTGAACGGACTTCTATATTGATAAGTGAACGGAGTCTGTGCAGAACGTATATTAGGTTCTTGTTGACTTCTAATATTAGGCTCTTGTGCAGAACGTATATTAGGTTCTTGACCATTTACAGGACTTCTATATGTAAATGGTGACCTATAGTTGTACGTAAATGGAGACCTATAACTGTATGTAAATGGATTCCTTGCGTTGTTAGGTTGTCTCGCAGACATAGGGTGTCTGTAAGTAAACGGATTCTGAAACGTAAACGGTTGCTGTCCATTCGCTGGATATCTTGCACTATATGTAAATGGTGCTTGGAACGTAAAAGGTTGTTGAGCAC